AACGCACTCGCATAGTCCCACTCTTGTGGAGTAGCTTCGTTAATACTCATTTACTTCCTCCTCTAGCTCTTGTTCAAACACGTCTAGTCTGTTGATTAGTTTGTCCTCAAACCTGTCCAGAATCTGTTCTGAGGTTATCTGTAGGGCCTCCAGTAGGTCGTCTGGATCAAAGGTTTTCAAGAGGCGTTCCTTAACTTCCTCTAGTGTTAGCGACATAACTAATCAACTCCTGTAGTGTCTCTATATTATACCATAGTATTCCCTCTTTGTCACACCATTGTGACATGGTCATTTTGGCACCTTTTCGTATTTTCTTGTTAGGTTGCATAAGAACAAAAATTAACTCTTGTCCTTCTGGGAGGCTGTCCCTGATGCTTGTGTATTTCTTGGTGTCTCCATCTCTGAAATATCCTTTGCACTCAATAAGATATAAACCGCTAGCATCAACGAAGTCAGGACGGTAGCTCCTAGAGATAGTGTAAGGAATAGTGAAAGGCTCATAGTTAAACTCCTGTAGTATTTTGGCGACATCTTCTTCAAACGTGCTTCTAAATGGTGATTTCTTGGACCTTCGGCTCATTGTGTACCTCTATTAAATAACGTGGACCGGAGGAGTATGCGAAGGCGCGAACGGATGGCCAGCATTCCTTTTTGTACGCACAGTATGAGCAACCTACGGCGAGTTTCCGGTTTCCACTCTTTCCATCGTCGATAGGCTCGTAGCATACGTCTGGTGGGGTTGGTTGCTCCACTAGCTTTTTTACGTGGTCAATGCGCTCCTTGATGTCATAACTAATGAGGTCATAGACAGGAGCCTGAGTGTCCTCAGAGTCGTACATGAGATACGTTAGGTGTCCGTTCTGTTTGTCCATTGCTAGCCAGCCGAATTTAGTAGCACCCTCCGCATACGCATATCCCTTAATTTGACCAATGTATCCAAACGGGTCGTCATAAGCCAAAGAGCCGTCTTTGAATTTCCTGAACCCATACGTTGACACAGACTTAACATCTGTGACAATACCGTCGATTTTGCAGTCCATAGACCCTGTAATACCATTGACTTCACACTTCTTCTGTTCATCTGTAACCTCGTGTCCTGCCGCTTTGGTTAGAAACAGTAGCATCTCTTCGATAAGGTGGCCGTAAAGAAACTTGACATAGGTGTGCCCTTGTATGTCGTCGGACTTCTCTACGTCGTTGTAGACGTTCCAGAGGTAACGGTCGTCACGTCCTATGTTAGACATGCGTAGCTTACGTCCGTCCCTCTTCTTGCCGCCAAACTCGTTACGCATGAGTTCCTTGACATTCTCTCCAAACTTCTCAACGCAAGCGTCAAAGTCTACGCCCTCTGCTACTTCTTTTGTCTCCATCAATTGATAGATGTCAGAGACTAAGTTATATGTGTTCTTTTTCATTTAGATTCCTCTAAGTAGGTGATCGCTCTTTGTAACATGCTTACATCGTCATCAAAACCTCCTAGTGACCTGTTACATTTATGACATAACCATCCTCTAAACTCTTCTGAGTCATGGCAGTGGTCTAAGACCCACGATCCGTTTTTCGTGTTGCCTCTACCGCTGACACTTTCCTCGTCGCCTAAGCAGATGGGGCAAGTATGGTTGTCCGGTGCGGTGCCGTGCTTCTCCTTAAGCCTTTCACGTACCTTTGACAGTTCGTTATTACACTTCTTGCACTCTGGTCTAAGATAGTTTCCTCCTGAGTGTCTACTAAAAGCTTCCAAAGGGAGCACGTACTTACACTTACTACACTCCTTTACTCCATCCCCTAGATCGTAGTGGTCATCCTCTAGAAAACTGATCTGCTCCATTAGTGTGTCTCTGCCCATGTTGTTCCAACTTGGTACTCTCCGTCAAGAGGACATCTGAGGTTGTAATGAACCCCTGCCGCCTTGAGGCACTCGACTGCAAGCCAACCGAATTTCTCTGCTTGGTCTGTAGCCACCTCCGACTGTACTTCGTCATGTATGTTCCCTATGAATTTGTAGTCTAGTTTCCACTGCGGTGCGTAGTCGTCCAGTATGACTAGGGCCTTCTTCATCACGATGGCTCCTGCCGCCTGTAACAACGTATTCAATGCAGCATGTTCAGATCGAACTCTAAGTCTTCGTCCATCAAGTCCTGTGAGATAGCCTCGCCCAGATGCTCGACCAACGCGTTCTCGTAGACTTTCAAGAGCAGGTGTATTTGATAGAAATCGTCGTTTAAGATGTGCGCCGTCTTTTGCGCTTCCACCAACGATGGTTCCAATTTTTGCGTCTCCTGCTCCGTAGAGGAAAGCGTAGATGAAAGTCTTAGCTTGAGGTCTTGTTTCAAGCCCTGCAGCCAATTGATTTCTTGTGTGTATATCTTCGGTGAGGAGGACATTGGTAAACTCCTTGTCGTCCATGTAGTGTGCCAACATGCGTAGCTCAAGGCCACTAGCGTCGAAACCTACTAGCTTCTTCCCTTCGGGCACAGTCCAGCATGAGCGACACTCTTTACCGTATAGGCTGTGTCCTGCTGGTACTTGGGCCATGTTGGGGCTTTGGTGAGTCATACGTCCAGTGACTGCGCCGTTGCTAATGACACGCCCATGAACCCTACCGTCTTCCTGTACATGCTCCATCCATGAGTTGACCTGTGCGTATCTCTTTTGTAGCATCAAGTACTCACTGACGGACTTAGCTTCTGGTAGGTCAATGGTGGCTAGTACAGCCTCGTCAACGATCGCATTGCCTTTTTCTGTGACTTTTTCAAAGACCACACCAAGCCCCGACAGTCTCTTCGCAATCTGTTGACGCGAGCCGACATTGAAGACTTCAACTTTGTCCTTAAGGCGTTTGCCCGTCTTATCAGACCACCTCTCGTGTATAATAGGAGGAAACTTCTCCTGTAGTTCTTCTTCAATTGCATTCATTCTCTCCTTAAATGTTGCTAGTAAGTCCATACATAAGTACTGATCTAGGAGCCATCCGTTTTGTTCCTGTTGATGCACTACGTACTGAACCTTATGTTCCAAGTCGATGGACTGCTGGTCAAAGTCTGCCATGTCCTTGGTCAACCGCTGGTGTACTGCTTCGGTGACTGCTACGTCCTGTATACAGTAGTCAATCATTTCCTGTGACAGTCTTGACCAGTCGTTGTGGTCGCCTTTTGGAAAGCCTAGTTCGTTACCCCAGTTACGCAAAGAGTGTCCACCGGACTTGCTTGGGTCAAACAAACGTGACAATACCAAAGTATCGACTATGCGCTCAGGAGCCACAGAAAGCCCCCAGAGACGTTTTAGCACTGGGAGGTCATAACCTATCAGATTATGTCCACAGACGCTCACAGAGCCTTCTAGAGCCTTTCTGAGCGATCTCTGGTCCAGATGCACCTCAGTTTCACCATTCTGCCGTGTCACAACGCACCAGATGGTGTCTGGGTCTAAACCGTTGGCTTCAAGGTCAAGGTAGATCAAAAGTCTGCTCCAATTTGAGGGTTAGCTACTTCTTGCATCCTACCGGTGGTTCTGTCGTATTGTAGGTAACACGCTGGACCTGTCTCACCAGTGTAACGATTCTTCAGGACTCGAACAGTAGTCGTGTTCCTGATGTCTTCGTTAGTGTTCTGCTGGTCACGTTCCATGCCTATTACTATGTCTGACAGTTGTGCGATTGCCTGTGAGCCTCTCAGTTCACCCAAGGATATCTGAGCACCGTCCTCGTGTGCCTTACCTTGGGACCGCTTGAGGTGTGACACTAGGAATAAACTAATGCCTGTTTCAGCAACCAAGGTCCTCAGCTTGGTCATAATTTCGTCAATGGCTTTTCTCTCGTCTCCGGACTCTTGGGAAGACACGACGATGGACAGGTGGTCCAGTACGACATACCGGCAGTCCAGAGCTTTTGCCATGTAGCGAACACGGGCGAGCAGGTTATCTGTTGAAGTTGACCCCCAATGGTCGAATAGGTAGTAACGTCCTGTTCCCAATGTGGCTTCCCAGAAGGGCCGAAGCTCGTCCACAGGCGTGTCCTCTTCCAAGTGTAAGGGCCTGTTTGCCGCCACCGACATGATACCAAGACTTGTTCGGGCCACGTCTTCTTCGAGGGCCAGCACCCCAATATTTCCTTCACATCGCTGTAGAAGGTCATACTCAATTTCGCGGATGAACTGTGACTTGCCCATACCACTACCGCTGGTGATCGTAACGAGTTCATACGGTCTATGCCCTCTGGTTATATGATTAAGTCCCTCCCAAGGGTACGGAATAGACTTGACCTGTCGTTTCTCAACGAGTTTGTCCCACGTCTCCGTACCTGCAATGATGCCGTCAGGACGGTACACCTTAGCGTTCCACCATGCTTGCGTAAAGTCCTTGACACGGTTTGCCATGAGCATGTCACTGGCGTCCTTGAGTGGTAGCTTACAGACCTTCAGCTTATTAGGACTAAAGAGGTCCTTCACTGCGTCCACTGCTACGTCACCCGCCTTGTCGTTATCAAAGCATAGGACTACGTTTTCGTACCCTTCGAGCCACTCAAGCTGTTCCTTGATCTCCTTGGAGGCGTTGTTAGCACCAGAGCGTAGCGACACTACGTCGTACTGCTTATTGAACATCTCGTAAACTGCTAGGGCGTCAAGTTCCCCTTCGGTAATCGTGATGTACTTATTGTTGGTGCACTGTTGTTGACCGAAGAAGCCAACACCGGACACGTCTCCAGAAGAACAGAAGCCCTTGGTTTTAACGTCACGGGACTTTGCGGCACTGACCTCCCCTGTGTCTAACTTGTAGTAAGGGTAGTAGTGCTTGATGATTTCGCCCGTCTTTGAGTACTCCACTGTGACACCGAAACGACTACAGGTTTCCTGTGAAAGCCTACGCTGTGGTATTGCCGCTACTGTACCGCCCATGCTCAGGGGTTTAGCTTTTGGCAGTTCTTGTGTTGTCATTGGTTTCTCACCGTCCCCAAATAGATGATAGTCACAACCAGAGGCGAAACAATGTGCGCCTCCGTTGTCGTAGATAGCGAGAGCGTCCGAAGAACCACACTCCGGACAACTCTCGTGACGTAGGAACTTAGAAGTCTGCGGCATCGCCCATAGCCATCTCAGCTTCCTCAAGGACTTTTACTGCTTCAAGGTAGGTGGACACACCGTGTACTGGGTGCGCTGGTCCCATTTTGTACTTCAGACGTACCGTGGAGTTATAGGGTACTTCTCCATTGTACGGGTTGCCGTCTGCATCAAACACCTTGATGTCGTACTTGGACTTAAACTTGCGTTGTTTGTTGCCTTGGTAGTCTTTGATTTTGACACCGTTGGCGGCAAGTGTTGACGCGTCGTCTTCTGACATGGTGATTGTCATGGAGTAGGCTCCAGTGTCCTGACCGTTGTACACGTCGTGCTCAGTCAGTTTGCTAAAGTTAACTACACC